GCATTGACAGGGATCGTCGCAAAGACGAAGTGCTCAGCAGCTTCAGGTTCAAACAGTTTCATCAGAGCATCCAAGAGGGCTTGCGTTGTTCAGGGGCGTTCTCCTCTAGGTATGACGAATAGAAGCCATCACGCAGCCACCTGAAGCAGTCAGGCAAAGGCGATGCGAACTCGCCAACGTCCTGCCTTGAGTGAATGTCCTTGATGGCACCGTCAATGGCACGCATCAAGTCCTCTGCCTGCAGCTCATCAGGGACAAGCTGGCCCCAAAGCTCTAGGGCCTTGGGCTTGGACTGACCATTAGCGCGATGCCGACAGCCTTGATAACGCTTCCAAAACGCCTCGAACTCAGGAGTGCCTTTGGCCCTCTTAGCGCGTGATTTACGGGTCTTTTCGACTTTAATTTCATTTTTAACACCTTTATATATGTTTTTTTCGTCTTCAACTTTTTGGGCAGGAACTGAATCAACCGTTGTCGGTTGCGGGAGTGACTGCTGTATCTGCAGAGCCCCTGCAACGCCGAGAGGTTGCTCAGGCGAAGGTTGTGTACCTGTGAGGGGGCGAGAGTTACCTTGTGGTCTTCCCGCACCGACGTGGTACGCGGACAGCTTAGCGTCACTGTCAACACCTTGGATCGTTGAATCAATGAGATCCCTGATCACAGCTGACTTGTTATGGAATGGCCTGACCTGTGATTCGACCCAGGCGAGCTGCTCTGGCGTGATTTTGACGTGAATTGATGGCACGAGTGGTTGACGTTGCCGCCCGAAGATGACACCTTTGCACCATCTGAGCAACCCCTTTTGACACAAATGCTGAGACCCGTTGCAGGGCTTGAGTTTTACGGCGATCCGCATCACCGTTACCGCTACAAAGGCGAATGGCTGCCCTACACGGTCACCCAGGTCCTAGACCACGATCTCAAGCCGTTCCTGCGTGCCCAGTTTGAGAAGACCAAGGACGGCCCTGACGGTTGGAAAGCCAGAGGCGATGCAATTCACAAGGTCTTTGCCAACCACCTGCGTGGCGAGGGGAGCATCCACGAGGACAAGTGGTCCCCATGGATTGACACGCTGCTTGCTGAGCCCCTGCTGCAAGACATCACGCCGCTTGCTGTGGAGCAGCCCCTGGTCAACACGATCAAGCGGGTAGGTGGCACGCCTGACGCGATCTTCGTCAAAGGCGACGACATCTACATTGCTGACCTCAAGACCGTCAGCAAAAAAGAAGGTGTATCTAGTCGCAAAGAGCCACTGCCGCAGCTCGGTGCTTATCTTGAATTTGCCGCAAGCTGCTATCCCGGCGTGTACGTCACCAAGCTGGTGACGATCATTGCTGGCCCTGGCAAATGCAAGGTCCGGTTCTCGGAGCTTGAAAAAGCCACGGACGCATGGCAGGACGCTTGGGGCCGTTTCTCTGTTCTACAGCCTGATTTTTGATGAAGTGCCCTGAGTGCGGATGCTCTTGGATCAGCGTCCTTGAATCACGTCATACCAGCGAGAAAGCCATAAGCCGACGACGCCAATGCAAAGGATGCGACCACATTTGGGCCACTGCTGAGGTGCCTGTGCCGCATGGAGAGTGGGGCTACAAGCCTGTTGAGCGATTCAACGGCAAATCCAAGCCTGAATTTGGCGTGCATCGCAGAATGCTTGAACGCTTGGCATCTGCGTGAATTGGTCTGAGATTCTGCGCAAGGGGGGCGTGCCTGAGCCCCCTGGCTACTTAGAGACTGTGCAGCGAGTGCAACAAAAGCCAAAGAAAAAGAAGAAAGGCAAGGGCAAGCGTTGACATGGCATACCAGTGACGGCATGATGCTGCGCATGAGCCCCTTCTCTCGTTCGCTCATGAAACACATCAACGATCGCAGTCCTGGTTTCTATGACCCGGAACACCGCAGCCCCAAAACCAATGGCGTCGTCGTCGCAATCTTTTGCGTGCTTCTCGGCGGCGCTTTCTTTTACAGCTTGACTCACACGCTGGACGCTCAACAGCGCCAACACTGTGAGCAGGGCTGGCAAGCCGCGTGTGAGGCCCTCAAATGAAAGCCACACCAAAAGACTACGCTGAGGTTTGGCGTCTCACATTCAAAGACAAGGAACATAGGCTGCAAAACGCCTTGCAAAAAGCAATGAACAGAATGTTTGCTCATTGCATCATTATTGAAAAGTCTGGCCTTGATTACGATCACGATGGGCTCGCAGACTACAAGAACGAGTTACATGAGTTTGATCAAACTACAGATCAAATGCTTGATTGCTTAGCGACCTGGGACATTCACGCCGACAGCTTCGATGTCGAAGTTGAGTAATGGGCCGTGGGATTTACTGGAACACCCGGCCTGAGGACACCGTTAAGGCTGCCAAGGCCAGGGCCAAGGCAGTTCTGAACGAACAAAACCCAAAGCTCACAAAACTAGAGCTTGCTTTCTACCTTGCCCTCAAAAATGAAATCAGTCGCGATTCACCTTGATCAGTCACGTTCTGACAAGCTTGCCAAGCTTTCAGAGGCCACAAAAGGCAACATGACGAATGTCAGCATTGCCGGTGAGTTTATTGAGTTTGAGCAGCCCAGGCTCAGCTCAACCAAGCTTGCCCAAGCCCTACTGAACTCTGCAATCGACAAGGCTTATGCACAGCTCCCCGGCTAGTTTCACGTTCCGCGTTCTTGGCACACCAGTGCCGCAAGGCTCTGTCAAAGCTTTTGGCAGCAGAGTCGTTGCAAACAACGAACAAGCCTTAGGAAGCTGGCGCTCAGATATTGCATCTGTTGCGTATCGAGAGAAGCCAGCTGACTGGGACATCACTGCGGCAGTATCGCTGCGTTGTGAGTTCGTGTTCCCTCGACCTTTGTCGCATTACGGCACAGGCAAGAACGCCACCAAGCTGAAAGCATCAGCCCCAAGGCATCACATCAAAACGCCTGATTTAGACAAGCTCTGTCGGGCGTGCGGTGACGCGATTGCTGATGCGTGCGGCATGGTCCTTTTAAGGTCCGACGCGCAAATCGTTTCCATCTACGCCGCTAAGAGGTACGCCACAGATGACTTCCTCGGTGCCATCATCACCGTCACAGCCCTTGATTGAGGCGCTTGTCTCGTTTCACAAGACAGTGCCGGCCATTGGCAAAACAGCCAATGCTCAATTTGGCAAGTTTGCCGATCTTGAGACTGTGCTCTCTACTGTCACGCCGCATTTGATCAAAAACGGTCTTGTGATTTCACAGACTTTTGAGCCAAGTAAAGGTGTTGACCCAATCCTCGTGACCCGCCTGCTGCATGTCAGCGGCGCTGAGCTTGTCAGCCGCCTGCCAATGATTATTGGCAAGGGGCGCAACGCATTGCACGACTTTGGGGCCTCATGTACTTATCTCAAAAGGTATGCCCTGCTAGCCATACTTGGCCTTACGGCTGACATGGACATGGATGGTGACTTTGCAGATGAGAAGCCTGCAGCAAAGCCACAGCCAAAGAAAGCACCAGCTGTTCCAGAGGTTTCTGACGAGGATCAACCTCTTTCAGAAGACGAGCGCCAAACGCTGATCCAAGTGATCACAGAGATGCAGCCTGGCAAACGCGAAGAGTTCTGCAAGTCGTTCCGATTTGCGTTCAAGCTAGGCGACAACGCTAAGGTCTCGTCTGCAATCACCAGCCGCAAGCATCAGGCCTGGATACAAGCAAATGAGTGACGACGACAAAAAACGTGAACAACAGGCCAAGGCAGACGCCAACCGCCGATCACAGCACTTCCAAGTGCGGCTAGATAAACAGCTAGCCCAACAGCTGCAGCACTATGCCGACCAACGTCACAACGGCATTATCAACCCTGCACTGATGACCATCATCTCTAAGTTCTTCAACGGAAAGTAATGCCTGAATTCGCACCCGACGCCTTCAACATCTGGGCCAACTTCAACAAAGACCAAAAGAAAGACGGCCACTACTGGGCACAAATTGACGTGCCTGTGGACGAGCTGCGCAAGCTCTTTGAATGGGTCAAAACAGCAGAACGCTGTGACGACATCAAAGGGAACGAGTGCGTCAAGCTACGCGCCAACCTAATGCCTCGCACTGCCAAGGAGAGCGGCAACGCTTATTTGATGATGGCTCTGAGCGATGCCAAGCCTCGCACAGCTGACAAACCTCGCATTGATTTCTAACGTGGAAAAGAACGAGGGGGGAGCGCATCCGCGCTCCTTTTTTATGAGGCCAACCATGAAGCAAGTCGAGAAAGACGGGTTGCTTTTATGGGAGGTGAGCCACTGCGGCATGGTCCGCTACTTCAAGCACGACTGGCAGGCCAACTGGCATTACGAATCGTGCGTCAGGCTCTACAGGTCAAGGATCACAGGCAAGCAGGGCTAACCCCTTGCGCTTGGTATGCCATGCGTGTATGTTGGAGGTGTTCAGGGGGAGACTCCACACACCCCGCCCATAGGGCGGCTTTGAAAAATGGATCTGCGGATCGTTGCTGGTTCTTTCTCTGACACCACCATCACGGTGGTTCCGGTCTCTGAGGCTGGGCAAAAGTTCCTTGGTTTTGCCACTGAGTCAGTGCAAATGCCGAAGTCTCAGCTTCAGCAGGCTTGCGAGTTTGCAGCTGAGCACGGGCTGAAAATGGGCAGCTAGGCCCTCTGGGGCTTCTAGTCCCAGCAAGCGATCTTGGCGTCAAGTTCTCCGATGCGCCCAACAGCTTGACTGAGCAGTTTTGATTGATGCCAGCTCTGTCTTACAAGGGCAGAGCAAAGCATCTTTAATGCTTCCTCGTCATCGCAGTTACTGACCTCTCTAACGCTGCGTTCAAGCTCAAAGGCTTCCTCCGTTGTAGGGACTACCTGCATCCAGTCAGCCCAGCCCATCGGATTGTTACAGAATCCATTGCCCTGAATGCTAAGCAGCGTTTTTGTGCATGTCCATGGGCTACTGCTCAACAAAAATCGCCCAGCCGCTCCTAGGGCCATCATCTTGCCAACGTTGATGAAATGCAGCCTGGCGCACGCTGACGCGATAACCAGAGAGCGCAGGGTTGTGGCCGCCTTCTTCAATTCTTGGCAAGCCAGCTGGGTCCGTCATAAGCCAACTCGGGTCGTCGCTGTATCGGCCGCTGTAGCCGTGGATGACAGACCAGTGTCCGCAAGTTGTGCTGCTGCACATTGGCGGCTCCCCGCGCAGCATGTTGCCCTGATGCAACCAGCCGACCAGAACAGGGATGCCAGCGTCAATCGCTTCCATCACGTCTTCTGCATCAGCGTTGTCTACAAAACGAACACGCAGACCCAGGCTGGTTAGTGCCTCAACGTGAGCAAACACAGAAGTGGTGTCGCCGTATCGAGCCCTAATCCTTTCGTACTCCTCTTGCGTGGCAATTTTCTTGTAGTACGCGGCTATAGCACTTGCGGCACTTGTGAAGCATTTGCGCTCGCCGCCGGGCAGATCAAGTTGTCGAAAATAACGAGGCAAGTACACCTCCTGGTCGATGCCGCTGGCCTTCCACGACTGAAACCAGGCAGCATCCTCGGACAACAACTCAGGGGGCATAGCCTCCTCCAGCTGCTTGATGGCAGCCATGCGATGCGGCACGTCTGGTTTGTACCACTCAAAAAACGGCAGCAACGCGAGCCCCATGACAATGAGCAGCAGGGTCATTTCGATGATGCCGGACAAGGTCTAGTGGTCAATCCTTGTGTCAGGTAGAAGCATTTCACGCACATGCTTCACGGCAAGGTCATCTAGGTCGTTGTCAGTTCTTGCAACGATCTTCTCCAACATCGCCACAATCAACTCTCGGAACGCTCGTGATTTCCAAGCGGTCATCAACACAGGCTTGAGAATTAGAAGCATTGGCCTGGCCTAGTTACCCTTAAAGCGTAGCTCTGTTCCCGAATGGCAGAAACTCCAGACGATCATCACGAAAAGGAAGGCATCTCAATGGCAGATGTCGTCAAGGCTCTGGTGCTCGCGTGGAGTGCTGC